TCTCTTTCTGAATGTCCAGAATAAACTGTAATAGATTTATTAAACTCTACGCTATCTGCCTTTGCATAAAACTTTCCTATAAACCATGGAGACTTTTCAATCTTAGTTTTAAAACCTTTAAAGAAAACGTTCTTAGCCTGCTGTGCGTTAATAGCAACGTTAATTAAATCAATAGCGTCTCCTGATGGTTTACCAAAATATTTAGCGGGATCTTTTAAACAAAGTAACTTATAAACAATATAAGCACAAGCAACTGTAGAAGTAAAATCTTTACCACTACCTTTACCTAACTGAAGAATGATTTCATTTTTAGTGTACTTGTTATAATATTCTGTACCTTCTTTTTCACCCAATAATTCTATCAAATCTTCTTTTCTATAAATCTGGCTCATAGCCTCAACTATGTCATACTGAATTTTAGATAGTGCGGGTTGTCCTAAGTAATCTTCATGTTCAATAAATGTTTTAGCATCTACTGGGATTTCTTCAAATGGATTATCTTTTAATACTTCTAAAAAGTCATCAAACATCATGGACAACTGTAACCACTTCGCTTTCCCTAGCAATAGTTGAAAGTCGTCTCATGATTTCATCACGAACCTGTGGATACTCAGAAGCAACATCTTTTAATATGTTCATAAGCACTTCTTGTTTTCTTTCTATTTGTACCATTTCTTCTGCCAGTTCTTTATTTTCTAAAAGCCCTGCTTTTTGTAACATATCAATTCTTCTAGATTCAATATCTAAGACTAACTTAATTCCTTGACTCTTAGCATTTAAGTTAGCACTTGTTGTTGCATCCTCAATAACTTCATAAGCCTTTGTTATTAACTTGCTGTAATGAGTATCTGCTGCAACCAATGCCTCTTTTGCTCGTGCACGAATTGCATCATTAGCGGAAGCCATAACTTTCCACTCATTAATTAAACTAACCACTTGTTGTCTTGGTATTGCAAGTTGTTTAGATATTCTTGTAGGATCATTTCCCTTTAAATATTCTTCAACAACTTTGTTTACCTGATCTAAATGTTGCACCAAATCTTGCTCAGTTGACATTATTTACCTTCTTGCGTAAATCATATAACATGTTTGCCCATACATAATGAAACGCTGTGCCGTAATGTCTACCATCTCTTGCTACCATTGTAAACTTATCGTCTTTATGGCTATTGCTATATTCAAAAACTTCTTGTTCAATCTTTGCCAATTCTTCTGGACCAGTGGTGCTATAGTAATTATTTAAGTTACATAATTCTAAAAATGCATCAGTGCCTCTGACGTATGAAAATATATATAACTCTATATTGTGTGATTTGCAATATACTTCTAAAAACATCAAATACTGATATGTATATATTGCTAAGGTATGAACAAACATAGATACAGTGGTTTCTCTTTTTACTAAAGAATGTCTATAATTTTCATTTAGTGCATAGAATAATTCTTGAGGACCCATAGGCTTATCAAGTTCATGACTGTTGTCTGAGTTTAATGCATAGAATCTATTTAGATCTGGTAAATCTAAAAATATAATATCTGGATTGCCATAACTATCTATATACTTAAATGTGCTTGCTACTATATCAAATATACTTTTTCCAGGTGTACCTATATTGTAGTATCCAGAAACCTTTTCATCTTTTGTAATTAACTGATGCAATAGGTATGACCATGTTTCTTTAGTATAAAGTCCTTGTCCGTAAGTAACAGAACAACCATTAAATAAAATATGTTTTCCATCGTGATCTTTTTTAAACTCATCTGATCTGTATCCTTGTTTATTAGGAACATACTCATCTTGTGGAAAATCAATCCATAACTGAGTATTGTCAAGTTTCTTTGCGTCTTTATATAGACCCTCTATTAGATTGTTCCACCCAGTTAACTGTCTGGCAAATGGTAACTCTACCTTTTCATTTTGCAATAAAACTTTATGACTTTGTTTAGCAGTTTTAGTAAATTGTACATTAAGTGTTTCATATAAATTTACAGGTGCTACTTCTGGATTTTCATTCATTGTTACTCTCCTTAGTATTATTATAAACTTTTGAAACTTTTAATAGTATTAAATATCCTATTAAATCATCCAAATCATTATCTCCATAAAACTCAGAACCTCTAGATATTCTAGACAGTTTATCGTCAATTCTTATCTTTATCTGTTCGTCTGAATTTGCTTTAGAGAATATTCTAATTGGATCAAGTGCAGAATCACCATATGATTTATTTTTTTCAATAAGCATATCTTTTATATTATTACAAACATTAGCAATTGTATGTTGAGTTGAAGTGTTCATCTTTTTGATTTCCTTAATCCAAACTTAGCCAAGTAAACGTATATTGTTTCAACACTACATCCACACTCCTTGGCAATTTCTTCTGGTGATTTTCTATCCATAAGATATCTCTTACGCATAAAAACTTCGCTACTATACATTTTACCAGAAGCCATACTATTGATCATCCTCTGTATCAATAATATCATAGTTATAGGAGTTAGAGTCTTCTGTAATCCATTTGCTGTACCCTTCGACATCCCAAGCATTTGTATTGATCAATCTATCAATTACTAATGATTTTTTAGTAACAAATGATGGCTCGTATAAACGAACCCTATTATTTGGCTGTATAGCAAAATTTCCATCATCGCGTTGAATAACGTGTCCACATTTGTGCTGACCTGGATTTTCAGAGTATCCATCATCTAGTATATTGCTATCTGGACTGTGCCAGTCTAAAGTAAACAAGTATTTTCCAAATATATTTTGTTTAGTTCTGTCTAAATAAGACATCTTCATATTACTTAAATTTTCAAACTTAGTTACTGATATATGTGAACTAAAAGAATTCCAAAGAACTAAATTATGCAATGGTTGTTCTGGAGTGTTTGGCTTAGTGCAGAAAGCATTAATTGGCATTCTCCACCAAAGCCCACCGTCTTCCATTAAGAAGTGAAACAACGGACTTCTTGACTTTACACTTGACACACCAAAAATGACTACAGGAAAATACTTATCATGAGAGTCTTGCTGATCTCTTAAAAAATTGCCTCTAACATAACATTCTATTGGTGGAATGTTTGCATTTAATTCTGGCACTATTCTTCAATCCTCATGGCCTTGTTCCAATTATTAATGGCCCAATGACCTATTGCACAGGCATCGGCAACATCGTTATCACTTATATTTTTATCATATATGGTATTAACAAACCTTATAGTTCTTTCTTTTCTTAAGTTTCTTTCATATGTTTTATACCAAGACTCTGATCTACCAGGGTTTTGAGTTGCTATTAATACTCTTTCTTCTTTTGATATCTTCTTATTACCTATAAAGTTTTGCCAGGTAATTGGTGATACTGATCCTATTGTTGATACCCCGCAAACTTTTAAGGCACCTATAATGGCACCCTGTACAAGGGCTAGATCTGCAGCAGTTTTTGGACTATTCATAAATACTGTATGCTCTATAACAACAGCATCTATATCATAAAGATCAAATAGTGCCTGAGTCTTTATGCAAGCATCCCCAACCTTTTCATATGTTGTATTACCAGTAAAATTAATCTTTCCAAAAAAACTAAGTTGTTTATTATTATAAACAGAAAAAGCCAAACTATTTGTGCTTGCATCTATTGCACAGATATTATTAGGCATAATCTCTAGGCCCCACTTATTCTTTGTCATTAATAATAATCCTCATTTTCTTTAAAGCCTTAACAACTTCTACTGGATTAATTAAACAAAAAGTACATATTGGTTCATCATTATATATTGACAAATCATTACCACAATTTTTGCACTTTCTAGTCTTACCAATTCTTTTTTGTCTACGTGAAATAAGATATCTTTCAGCAATTTTTTCTTTAGTTGCAGACTCTCTGCATTCTTCAGAACAATATATCTGATATGTTACTTTTGCTTTAAATTTGTTTTCACACCATTTACAGTTCTTCACCAAGGTTCTCCAAGGAATCTATTTTAATAGTTCCCGCCTCTGCTTCAGAACATGCTTTTTGAATTGGACATCTTGCACAAATTTTTGAGTTAGATCTATAATTCCTTTTAGGAATAGTTTGATCAACCCATGCTTTGCGAACTGTTCTCATCCAATCAAATGCCTGGTTAACCCACCTGCGGTAATGATCGTTTAGTTCAATAGGAAGTGTAAGCAATTCATGATTATTTTTATTTTCATAAATCAATACACCCTTATCTTTTTTAAATACTTTCATATAAATAAGAACTTGTTTTAAATGATCCATCTTTGGTTTTCTATGCATTTTTCTATATTCAAAACCTTCATTTGGCACAGTTTTAATTTCGCCAACAATGTCAGTTCCGTTGTAATGCAACATAGCGTCTGCAAATCCATTGATAGGAGGATCTTCAGATCTTACAGCCAACTCCATTGCTGGATGTATTTGTTTATTATACTTTCTTGGCTCTGGATCCATTTCTAAATCTTCAGCAAGAACACCAGATTTTAATAAAGCATCTTGAATTCTACCGTGACTTAAATTACCACCTGTTCTATTAGCAACACCGTAAGCATCTGCATTATCTTCCCACACAGTTCCTTCAAAGGCTAAGTACCAAAATCTTGCACACTCACCATGGTTCCATACTAATGTTGATGGAGAAAAACTATATTTTTTTGCATACTTAGGTTTTAAATTTGCAGTATATCCTTTTTCAATTGATTCAATTAGACCTTTAGTAAAGTCTACATCGCCATTGTGTATTTCTTTTTTAATCATAACTTGCTGTAATAAATTTTTCATGTTTGTCCTTTTAATATAGTATAGCAGACTATCGCGTAATGTACTTAAGTGCAGAAACTAAATCATTAATTGACTCTGCAGCAGTATAATATATATTCTTTTTTGCTCTATCGTTTTT